TTTAATACAATCTTTACATCTTCTTCAAATGCATCTATACATCTTTCAGTACAAACAGGGTAACCTACAGTATATTCCCACTCGGGATCGGAACGAGTAACCAAGTGACCCACGCCAAAAGTGCGTAGCTCAAGATGATCGAGATATATGGATTCTTTGTAACCTTCATCAATTTTTAATTCTTCCCGTAATTTATCTATATTCATTTTATCTGTGCCTCGCGACTTTCTTTGCAATTTTTTTAGGTTGCTTTGAATGTTGCTTACCTGCTTTAGTATCTTTTTTTTTCTTCCTAGAGGTTGCAGCGTATTCAGCTGCTGTGAGAGATCGAACAGCTGAAGCCGGCATATAGCGCTCGCCTGTAGCCTTCGGACCCACTGTAGAATTCTTACCACTTTTGGTTGTCCACTTTTCTTTACCCCACTTTTTTAAACTTTTCTGACCTGCTTTTAAAGGCATTACTTGTATCCTCCTCCGCGTGCTTTATATTGTTTAGCTAGCATTTGTGCTTTACGTGCAGACCATTGACCTGGTTTACCGCCACTACCTGCTGATTTTATTCTGCTAAATAATCTTTTACGCATTGTTGGTTTAGTATAATTTCCTGCTGCATTTACTGCCATAATAATTTCTCCCTACCACTTTACTTTATGAGACCAATATTTTGCCGACAACTTCGTTGTAGGTTTACCTTGAGCATTATGTCTAGCATAATAAGATTTCTTTCTAGCTTTATCTTTAGCAGTTGTAGGATTCTTACCAGCACCGGAAACTCCCTGCTGTCCAAATCTTATAAGCTTTTCTTTTCCACCTTCTCTTGCTAGTACAGCATGCGATTTTGTTTTATGGCTTGGTGTACGTTTTGGTTTATTATAACCACTAAATGTTTCATTTCCTTTTTTTATCATTTTTTAAATCCTTAAAGTGAAATAGATATTTACTGTTAGAAGTATGTTTAACACCAGACATAAGTTTACCTTTAGCATCTTTATGCGTTTTACCTTTATGCTCTATTCCATTTTTAAAATAATGTTTTACGCCTTTCATATTCGCCCCCTTTTTACTTTTTATTCATCCAGGCAGTTGTACCCATATAAGCACCTACTATTCCTGCACCACTTATATAAAATAAGTTACTAATATCTGCCAGTGCTTTAACACGATCTATATCTACAAAAAACATTGCTAATGTAAATACTCCCATAGCTATTAAAGTAAACCTAGCCATTCTTAATTGTGCTAAATGCTTTCTTAATTCATCTTCTGTTGCTTTAATCATTTTAGCGTGTTCTAATTCCTCATCAGTAACAATACCATCTCCATCGGCATCATACTCATTATACATACTATTTTTTTGCAAGGATTTTTTCATATGCTTCTCGTATTTCTTCTATAGATCTACCACAACCAACACAAACATTACTCAGATTTAGTTGGCACACTCCCACGCATGGCGTCACTTTGCCACTCATAACCATAGGTCTTCTTCCATAATAAATACTCCTGACTTTCATTTTCGTTTTCCGTTTCTTTATTATTCGAATCTTTTTGCATATATTGATATCCTTTATTTAATGGCGGATTTATCCCCTACTTCCGCCGGAGTAGTGAGGACAAGGGAAACTATAGCCACTTGGTTTCATCTTGCACATATGTTTCTGCACGTTGAGACCAAGGAACTTTATTCATTGTTAGTTTATCATAATGAGTTCTTAATGTTTCTAAAGCAATAGCTGTTGCCATTACTGTATCATCATAACAACCAGGTGCAGCTTCTGTGCGACCTGATGGTGTTGATATATAATCTTTTAATTCTTGTATAATTACTTTAGAGCCAATCCATATATCATCATTTTCTACAGCATTTTTTAAGTTACCTATAATATGTGGTTTAGTTACTTGTGTAGTTCTAAAACCTGGTACAACACCTTCTTCTTTTGATATAGATGATATTTTAGTTTGCTTATATAAATTAATATAATTCATTTGTGCAAGCCTAGATAATGTTGCAACGCCCATAGAATTACTTTCTACAGTAAGTAAAGCATTATTAAAGTATCTACCAAGATAAAACAAAAGATCACCAAATTTACTTGGATCAATATGATTATCTCTGTATAAACCTATAACCTTTCTTTCTGTATCTAAAACTACAGCTGTTGAATAATCTTGACCTACCCCTAAAGCTACATCTGCAGCAACAATATAATTGCTATCCCAATCGGGGTAATCCCATATAAGTAAGTTACCTTCATTAGATGGCTCCCATGATGTTGCTTCAAAGTCAAATAAGTATTTCTTTTCTGGTTCTACAGGTATTAGTCTTGCAACTTTTTCAGTATCGAATACAGATGAACCCGCTGTAATAAACGCTTCATCAGGAGTTGCTGGGTATTCCTGGCGGAACTTTAGTTCCCCACCTTCAGCAATCTTCAACCGACGCCAATAGAGTTGACCATTTGTTAGGCCATGATTCTCTACAAGTAGTTCTTCTTCCGAAGAGCGTTCAAAAGATTTAGGAGGATCTCTGTAGTATTCTGGTGTAGAAAACCACGGTAGAAATAAAGGAAGATATTCATTCTCACCCTCTAGTGCTCCTTTCCATAATCTATAAAATTCACCCATTGCACCGTTAGCTGTTGACTCAAGTATAACTTCTGTTCCTGGTGCTTCAGATATACCCTGGAATAAACCAGCTAATATCTTTTCATCATGTGTCCAAAAAGCTACTTCCGATAAGTGTGCAATCGTCGGAGTTGTCCCGCGACCAGCTTCCGGAGAACCCGCCGTATACAACCTATAGGAAGATACAGGTTTTTCATTAGAAGTATCTCTTTTAAAATGTGGAGCGGATATAACAATTTCTTTAGCATTTGATTTTACCTCGTTAGGTCTAAATTTAGGATTCATATTCTTAATGATATTCCTACTCATATTAAACAAGGCATCTGACGTTGCACTATCATGTGCCATTACAACTGATCTAGCATGTGGTGTAAAATATGTTTTCCAAAATACTCGACCTGCGCAATACGTACTTATACCTTGTTGCCGAGCTTTAAGAATAATAGCGCGAACCTTACCGGTTTCTTTCAGCTGTTTATCCAGGGCTTCTGTAATTTTAGCTTGACAACTGTTAAAGTTGAAATCTACAAACCCAGCTCTAGCATCCTTTGTAATAATCTTTATATTTTCTTTTGCAAACAATGTGAAATCTTTCTCGTACTTAACAAGCTTATTACGCTTTTGTTTTTCTTCGAGAAGACTTAATAATTCTTTTTTATTATTCATATACTTGTCCTCATGAATAAGTGTCTTTAAGGGGACATTTAAATTCTAGTAGCCCTAGGAGTTAGAATGTCTCCTTAAAGAGGGGGAGACCTTATGTATATAATCTACTATAGAGGCTAAGGATAAGACTAATTAATTTAAATATATATATATACCCTATATACTTTACTACCCCCTAACTTTCTATATCGCACTTTATAATACTTCAGCAATCCCTATATCATCTTTCTTTGTAGTTAACTTGAAGTCTATCACTATACTACTAATCTTATAGTAACCTAAAGCTATCTTTATTCTATACTCTCAGTGCTCTACTAAAATATTTTTATTATACTATTCCTTTACCATTTATACTTAAAGAAATTATCATTTCTTTTTCTATAATATTAATTTAAAATCATTCATATATAATTAACAAAGAGAGCCTTATCCAATGACAAATCCTTTTATTCAAAATCATATTAATAATAATCCTAATCCTTATCAATATAATCAATATAATTTAATCACTTCTCCTATTATACTTAAATTACTTTATCCTTTATTTTATATTTTAACTTCATTAATTATACTAAATAATAATCTATATTCAATAACTCTACCTATTCTATTAAAATTTAAACTATATTATCTACATTTTAAATTAACTACATTCATAGAATCATATAATCCTTATAATTTAAATTAACCTATATATATATATATTATAATAA